GAATACAAATACAAGTAGTAGATTCAACAGATCCTAAAGATTCTTTTTGGACTGGTTTTAGCGAGTTAACTGCAAACACTTCTACTGTAGTAGGTTCTTTTTTATTAGATTCTGTTACCGGGGAATATGTACCAGTAACATCTGTGCAGGTTTTAGGTAGTACTGTAACAATATTATTATCTGACGTAGGTTCAACTCAATTATCGGATTGGACTGGAACATCATATACATATATTAATGAAGCAGACTTCGATTTTATAGTAGATGAATTTGGACCAATTAATGGTACAGCTGCTGGTATTATAGGTTCTTATGGATCTACTGTACAAACGCAATTTGCTAATGGTACTTTAACAGATGGAGATGAAGCTCAGTACAAAATAGGTGCAAATGCTGCAACACAATCATTTTTGGTAATGAATGCTATAGATTATGGTTATATCCACACAGGTGGACCAACAACTGCTCTTAATAAAGTAGTAATATCGGATCCAGCATATTATTTACCATCAGTTAGGATAACACCTTACCAAGAAGATGGTTTAATTAATTTAACACCACACGCTGACTTTACTTTAGATGGGACAGGATTCTTTTTAAATTCTAAAGGCGTTGCATTAGCAAATACTACTACATTAGCTGTACAAACTTTAAAAGGCGCTCTTAATGTTAGTATTGATGTAATAGGCGATACTCTTAATGAACCGTTACTAAAACCAAATCAAGTGTTGATAGTAACAGATTCACCTGATGCTGCTGATGTTACTGTAGGAAACTATTTAGTACATGATGAAGGCTTAGTAAGTGGACATTCAAGGTTAACTAGAATTAATATAGTGGTAGGTGGATTAACACCATCTGAATACCCAATCATACCGGCAAATAAAACAGCAATGTTAGTAACTTGTCAATCTGAGATAGATTTAACTTATCCAGCTGGTACAACACTAAGAAAGGTTGAATTATATTATCCAATCGACGAATGGGTTGATTACCTTAATGTATTTGAATTACCTGGATTTACTTTAATGGCTACAAAACATGTTCCTGATGGATCTAATACTAGACAGAATTACTGTTTAAGTCCGATTTTAGGTGGAACTAATTTATATAAAGCTTTAACTGATAAAGAAACTATTAACTTCCGTTATGTAGTAGATACTTATGGAAATGGAATAGAAGCAAACTGTAAAGCTGTTTATACAAATTTATGTGCAGGTAGAAAAAATGCATTCGCAATTGTTAATGCACCATCTGCTAAAGATTTTAAAGCAAGCACGGATCCAAGTTTTACTGATCTGCTTGGTGGTTTATCTTCTAAGATGATATCTGAAGGTGGTAATCTTTCATTGAATCCAACAATTAGGTATTCATTACCTTCGGCAACGAGTGGTGGATCTTGGGGTGGTTATTATTATCCATTCATTACTGTTAGGGATTTAGGAAAGAACATAAGTGTTCCTCCTGCTGCATATGTATCTAATAACTTTATACTTAAATACGAAAACGCATTACCGTGGTCAATCGTGGCTGGAGTAAGACGTGGTGTTATAGGTGGAAATGGAGTTGTAGGTTTAGAATTAAATCTTGACCAAGAAGATCGTTATTACTTAGAGCCATTCGGATTCAATCCAATTGTATTCCAAAGTGGAACAGGTCCAACTATCTTTGCAAATAAAACTGCACAACAGGTACCGAAATCTGCATTAAGTTCAATTAACGTTAGAGAGGTTGTAATTTATATCCAAGATGGTATAGATGCAATTCTTAAAAACTACTTATTCGAATTTAATACAGCTCAAACAAGATTAGAAATAAAAACGTTAGCTGATAACTTCTTATCAACTGTTCAAAACGATGATGGTGTTTATGATTATAGAAATATCATGGATGATACTAATAATACACCAGAAGTAATTGACCAGAATGTAGGTATCCTTGATACATATATTGAACCAGTAAGAGGAATGGAAATTCTTGTACAAAGAACAACTATTCTAAGAACTGGAGCAATTAGTTCAGGAAACTTCCAATAAGAGTTTAAGTAAGACGAATATATAAAAAAACAATATAAATTATGCCGTTACCACATTATACCCAATCAAGGGCCAGTAGCCAAAGGTTTGAACCAATTCAACCTAACCTATTTGAGGTTACTGTATTTTCTCCATTAGGTGATGATACAGGACTTATCTTAGAACAAGTAAATTCAATCGGAGGATTAAATAATTTAAATCCATCTATTGATGCTGTAGGACAAAAGTATAAATTTGCCGATAGATCTTTTGCAGGTATGCCAGGACAGACGTTTGCTGATTTAACACTTAACTTCAGTCTTAACTTGAATGATGCAAATGAAAACTACATATATAATACATTCCGTAATTGGAATACTGTAATCTATGATCCATTAACTGGTGAAATGGGATTAAAGAAAGATTATATAGGTAGTATGATCGTTGTTCAATATAACAGAGCAGGAGATATCTTCAGAAAGATTACATTTAAAGATGTATTCCCAACAGGACAACCTGATTTTGTAGATGAACTGAATTATACTACACAAGATGCAGCTCAGTTAACAATGGTATTCCGTTGTGATCATTGGGTTGAGGAGAACGTAGGCGCTTAATTATAATTAATTTAAATTAAAACTGGGATTGTTAGTAGCATTCCCAGTTTTTTTGCCTCATCACCAATATATAATATAAAATATATAATATAGAGATATGATAATCTATAAATTACAACAAGAAAAAACAAACAAAGTTTACATTGGTTATTCATTAAATGATAACCCTAATAACTTTGGAACTGGAAAATACATCAAACGCGCAGTTAAAGATTTTGGAACTATGTCTTTTAATCGAGAAGTGGTTGAAGTCTTTGAAGAAGATCATGCATTAAGTGATATTTTAAAAAGAGTAGAGTATTGGATCAACAAATTTAAATCTGATAATTCTAAGTATGGGTATAATGAAACGGTTCAAGAACTTATCCCACAAAGGAAACGACTTACTAAAAAATTACAAGTATTGTTAACTCCTGAAGATGAAGATAGTCTTAATGCAATCATTATACAGAAATCAATGGAAAACAGAATAAAACCTGTCGCTATTTCAAGATATGTTAGACAATTAATAGTAGAGCATATAGTTGAAGAAACTAAACCAGAAAAACAATTAATAAAAAATAAATAAAAGATGTCAAAAGAGCACGAAGATAATATCCAAAAGGAATTCGACCAAGCTGAAGCAGTTCAAGTAGAGGCTACCGAAACTCCCAATGAAGTAGTACAAACATTAGGAAAGGTTGATACTAATAGACAAATGAATAAAGTTACTTCAGATGATCCTGAAATTCAAAGGTTAAATGCGATGGTAGGTTATACTCGTTTAGATCTTAATAGTTTTCCATCTAAAGGTAAATTTTATAGAGATGATTTTGAAATTCATATCAGACCTGCAAAGGTTGCTGAGGTTAGGAGTTTCTCTACTATCGATGAAAACAATCTTAGAGAAGTAGATGAAGGTTTAAATAATCTTGTAATATCATGTTCTAAAGTAACTTATGGTACACAAAGAGGATCTTACAAAGATATTCTTGAAGAAGATAGAATTTATTTAATACTTTCTATTAGGGAATTAACATTTAAAACCGGTGAGCATACATTAATGATGCCAGTTTCAAGCAGTTCATGTAAATCTTCAATGTGTAAATCACAAGACTCAATGGAATTAAGAACTAGTAATTTACAATTTAATTCTGTTGTAGAAAAATTTGAGAAGTACTATGATACCACTGATAGGTGTTATTCTATTGCTACTAAAAACTATGGGGTTATTCAAATGGCTCCACCTACAATTGGTATTATGAGAGCTATAACTGATTATATCAGAGATAGAGAGGAGAATAACAAGAACTGGGATAAATCTACACTGGCTATATTACCTTACTTACAAAGGGAATGGCGAGGTTGGAGTGAAAAAGATATTTTTGCAAAGATTACATCCTTTCAAGGCTGGGATTCTACAAAATATACAATCGTCTACAGATTAGCTGAAGACATGAAAGTCGGTGTTAAACCGGAGATGGTATTCCCATGTAAAAGCTGCAGTGAGGAGGTCACTGTCCCGCTCACGTTTCCCGGCGGTATCAAGGCTCTGTTCCTTATTCCAGATATCTCTACTGAACTTCTTTAAAGTTAGAGTATTATTATTAGAAAAGTTGCATCTCCAGCCTTCAGAGCTGGATTTGCTTCCTTTTTATGAATATGAATATACTTTAGAAATTTATAATGATCTATTAAAAGATCGTAATAAACAAGAGGAACAAAATAACAGAGACACACAGGATAAATACAATATGGATGGTATGAAGTCGTCGGCTCAAAAAAGTATGAGTCAATATAAAACACCTTCAATGCCTAATATAACCATGCCTAAATTGTAAAAATAAAATCTAAATGGCTGTTGTAACCTTAAAAGACTTGATGGATCCGTTAACAAAGATCCAAGCTACATCTGAAGCATCTTCAGAATCACTTGATGCAATAACAGCAGTTATTTCTGCGCAATTAGATACTGGAGTAACTATCTTAAAAAAATTAGATAGGCTTATTGAGGTAAGTAGTGGTACTAATCTAAATACTCGTGACGTCTTAATGTTTAAGAAC